CCTGCCGGTAAATCCATTTCTATTGCACCACTTGTAGTATTAATAAAATATCCCTCACCAGCTGCAGCTGTAAAACCAGAGGTTTTAACTGCTTGCCAAGAGGTTCCACCTGATACTTCAGCAAATGATAACTGTCCAACGCCCGTTGCACCTGAACCAGTAACACTAGCTACTTTTAAAAATCTGTCTGCTGTTACATTTCCTGTTGGAAATTTAAGTGTGTATGATTGACCTGAACTATGTGGAGGTGATTGTAAGATAATCCCGTGACTGTTAGATTCACAATTAAGTTGAATTGCACCTGGGTTTGTTGCACCCATGATTTCAATATTACCAGTTCCTTTTGGTCTGAATTTTAAATCAACGTTTGAATCATCTCCAACTGCACCTATTTGAGGTCCCGCACCTGTTGCAGCGTTAGTTACATCAACATGGTTTACTGCAGAACTAGTTGTTTCAAAAATTAATTGTTCTGCTCCATTTTCATCTCTAATACCATGAGCATCATCAAAGTCTATCATGAAAGAATTAGTATCTAAGTTACCACCTAGTTGTGGTGATGTATCATCTACAACATCAGCCCCTAATGTAACTTCTGTAATATTTGGATTAGTTCCATCGTCTGCTCTTGCATAAGCAATAACTGTTTTTCCATTTGCTATGGTAACACTAGTTCCTGTACCAGTGTCATACTTAAATACTACATTTTGAGAACCAGATGTTGCATTTTTTAAAATATAAAAGTTTTGAACATCTAAAGGTATTGTAACATTTCGTGAAGCTGTAAGAGATCCTGTAAATTCTATAACTCTGTGTGCAAGAACTGCACCAGTTGATCCATCAGAAACCGCAAGATCTGTATCTGCGCCATCAGTTACTGCTTGAGTTGTAAAACCACCAGCTATTTGTTCAATAATTTGTAAATTTGTATTAGTTTTTGTTCCCCATGTACCGGCGTTTTCACCAGTTGCTTGAAGTTCGACCCCTAAAGGTGTGTATGTTGATGCCATAAATAAATTCTCCTAAGCTGCTACATCAGTATAACTGTTATTTGTGCCTGTTGCAACATCTGAATAACTATTATTTGTTCCTGTTGATATATCACTATAACTGTTATTTTGTCCAGGGTCAATATTTCCATAAGCAAATATAGTGACTCCTCCAACATTTAAAGAAGCTGATAAACCTTCAAATCCAACAGTCATATCAACCACTGATACTGTTCCAATACTAAAGGAAGCAGATATTCCAGTTAATCCTAATGTCATATCATTAGGATCTAATACCCCAACGCTAGATGTTAATGTTTGAGCTGTAGGTGAAATTAATGCATCACCTTCTTGAGCCACAAATCCTTGAGATAATGTTAAATCTAATCCAGATAAAATTGCTGTGTTGTTTGGCACAACTGGTGTGCCTAAAGTTGAAGTTATAGATTGACCTGTTAAAGTTATTTCATTACTAGAAATACCTTGTGCAGTTCCTTGAGATGAAGTTATTGATAAACCTGAAGGTAGCACAGTTTCATTTGGTGCAAATGCAGTCCCTTGGCTAGCTGTTAAATCAATTCCTGTTAAACCTACAACTTGATCTGCAACAGTAACAGCACCTAATGCAAAAGTTCCAGAAACACCTGACATTGAAACATTAGCATCTGCTTCAACAGATAAAGATCCAACATTGAAAGATGCAGAAACTCCAGTCTGTTCAACAACCGCAGAGCCTATTCCAGATGCAGAGCCAATAGTTGATGTAAATTCAGAACCAGACACAGAAACATCCGCACCTAATCCTACATTAACGGCAAACTCTCCCCAGGCACCACGGCCATAAGCATTATTACTCCAACCTTCTATACCTAAATTTGTTTCTATTGAAAAACCTGTAACACTAATTGTTACATCGTTAAGATCATTCCACGAACCGTGGTTCCATGTTTGAGCACCCCAACCTGCACCAATAATAGTTGATCCGCCCCATTGTGATTGGTCCCAGGTTAACCGGCCCCATCCTGAAGATACCGACATGGTCGGCCTCCTATGCTAATCTGATTATTGCGGCTGTAGCGTCGTTTGCAGGAAACTCTATTTTAAAAGTTCCGTTACTTGCTGTTTTGTCTCCACCAAATGCGATTGCACAAACAGCATCAGTAGTTCCTGTGCTAGTGCCTGTTGTAGTATTATATATTAATGCAGCATTTGCTGTGAAAGAAGCTGAACTGTATGTTACGTCACCAAAATCTGTAAATGCAGTTGTCCCAGTCAAGCCAACTCCTGTTCTTGTTAGAGTTGCGCCACCTGCTGTATATGCAGTTCCTGACGTATTTGTAATTTCTTCTGATGTTGAATAATCTGTTGTAGAGGCACCTAAAGTAGCATCGCTATCATATAGCGCTAGTTTAAAAGTGTCACCACCTGATTGATGCAAATTGTGTTTACCTTGTAAAAGTTCTTGTTTAAAACTAGAACATATTGCGCTTGTATTTGCCATAATCTATTCTCCTACGGGTTTGCTGAAGTTACTGGTATACGAACAGCACCATCTGTGTAGTCATCTCTTCGTCTTCTACCAACTTGTTCGTTAGCAAACTTCTGTATCTCAGTTTTATATTTATTTTCATACAAAGTCAACATATCTATCGGACCTTTTAAAAAGCCATATGCCTCTGATAAACAGCAATATAAAAGACCATTTGGAAAATTAAGACTAAGATAATTAGTATTATCACCCTCTAAAAGACCAGGCATTTTGTTAAAATGTATTCTAGCTATATAATTAGTATTAGGTGTAGGAGCTAAAAATATTCTACCGGATGTAGTATCTGTATTTCCAGTTGCACCCCCAAAAGAAGCATAATATTTTGGTTTGCCCTGTGCTGCAGATGTTCCTGTTATATCTTGATATTCTTGTAAATAACTCATGTCTTTTTTTTCTAAAAAAGTATTTGCACCAGTTATAACTGAGTTAGAATCATATACTTGAATAGCTCTAATAAATAAACATCCTGCAGGAGCATTGATTGATTCTTGACCTGCAACTAAATTAATCGTTTGTTGTTTTCTATCAGCATCAATAGGAACATCTCTCATTATTCTATATTGAGCGTTTAATATTATATTTTCTAAAACAGCGTCTGTTAAAACATTAGAGTCTGTTTCAGTATAACTTCTAATTTGTGTTTTTAATCCTGATGCACTTAATCCTGACATTATGCCGTTGCCTCTCTACAATCTTCACAATTATTTCTATATCTTCTGTGACCTTTACAGTGTTTTAATTCTTTTAATTTTCCATCTATTTCAACATATAGTTTATTATCTGGTTTTTTTGAATGTAACATTACTTCATGTGGATCCATTTCCTCTTTAGGTGTGAACCAGCCTTTAATTATATTTATAATATTTTGTATCATGCGCTTACCGTTACGGGTCCTGCTGATGCAGCTCCGCCTCCTCCTTCTTCACTTATACTAGATGTTGTGCCTGTTGCAAAGGTATAATTATTATCATCTACTTTAGTTATCGTGTATCCACTTGAATCATTTATTGTCGCTGCTGTTACACCACCAACGTTTAATGCGTCTCTAAATCTAACTGTATCTGATGTAGACCTACCATGATCAGGTTCGTTTACAGATATAGTAGTTGATCCGGAAGTTGTTGTAAAAGCATTTAAAGGTAAAATATTAGGAACAGCTGTTTCTGTTCTATCAGGTCTAACGTTACGTAAAGATATAGAATCACCGTTCATAGGTTTTGGCTCTAATTGTGGTTGCTTTGGTTCAAACTCAGATACATGCACGAACGATCCGTTCCATTCCCTGACCATCTCTTTGTATGGAAACTCCATACCAGATCTATCTGATATTGCTTTTGCGTATTTACCTGTTGCGTATTTTGCCATTATTCACCTAATATACCTTTCACATAAGTTAGATCACTAGGTATTGGTTTCTTTTTTGGACCAATAAATCCTTTTTTCTTCATATCTTTTTTTGCTAAAGCTATACCATATCTAACAGCTGCATCTGTTTCCATACTACCTTTAGTTTTAAATTTATTTAATTTTCCTTTTAAAATTTTTCCCATTCCTTTTGTTAATAGTGTCATTTTACGCTCCTGGATAATAAGCTTTTGGTGTTATGTATGTGCTAGAAGCTGAACCATCTTCTGCTAAAGCTCTAGCTAATTCATCTTCATAGTACAACTTCATAGCTTGTGTCATTTGTGGTTGATATTTTTGTGATAAATAAAAAGCTAAACCAGCTGTCATACAAGGAACAAATCTAAATGGCACGTCTGTTGCATTTGTATAATCGCCTACATCTTGTATTCTTTTTATGTAATAGAAGTGCATATCTTTAGATGCATTTGTAGAATCAGGAGTTGGATAAATATGAACTCTAACTTTGTCTATAAATCTTTCTACCCAATATTGATTAGGTGTTCCTTTAGATAATTTATTTGAAAATCCTGCATATGTAGATCTATCTACTTTTGTCATAGGACTATCTGATTGCGTTGTTTGAGTTCTGTTAGACCTTAATTGTGCTTCAAGAACATCGGATATTCCATATATACCATTTGGATTTGAGACAGCACTTGTGCCGTCATCACTTGATCTAAAAAAATCATATTCTGCTTGGCCTTCAATTAAATCTAAATCAAGTTCATCTATTTCCCAATAGTGAATGCCTCTATTACCCCATTCTTGAAATAAGATATTAAGAGATCTTCTTGCAGATTTTAATTGATAACCTGCTACAGAATTTAATCCAATACGTTCGAAAGCGTCCTCTATTATTTCATCAATAGCAAACGTTTTGTCGAACGTTGTTGTTCCCGAAGTAGTATTAGCCATTTACTATCCTCTCGTAATTGTCATGGTAACACTTCCGTCTGTACCAGATGTTTGTGATAAAGTTGCACAAACTCCAGATTTAAACAAAATACCAGAACCAGGTATGTAAACTTCTAATCCTTCTGTTTCAAATCTATAAGTAGCTTTTAAATTACCACCTGCTGCAGTAGTTGCATCATCTGTGTCATGTAAAAGTAAAACTGAACCAGCTTCTCCTCTTCCCTGAATAGAAGTAACTCTAGTTCTAGAACTTCTTATAACAGAAGCAGCTCCAGTTGTTTTGTTCAACGTATGTTGATCTGAGTCCATATTATTCTCCTTAAAATTAAAATGTGGGGCCGAAGCCCCACATTAATTATTTATTACGCTGCCCAAGCAAATGCGCCTTTAACTGCTAAAGGATCTTTAGCAGAGTCAAGACCTACGTGCCACAAACCTTTTGTTGTGCAAGAAAAGTATAAAATACTTCCTATTGTGAAAAAGTTTGTAGTTGCATTAGCTGCAGTGAAAACTAACTGACCTTCGCCTGCTGTTGATGTATCGTAAGATACATTATCAGCTGCTCTAGTTTCAATTAAACTACCTGTAACCCATGCATCTGTTCCATCTGCATTGATAGTTA